AGATGATAACGTATCCAATAAATATGGTATCGTTCGTAAATCATATGGAGCTTATGTTCTAGGTGGTACACTGACTATGGGTGACACAGGTACTTCTAGTATTGATGTCGTTATTGCTAGTGAGATGATTATCTTCCCTGACAATCTAGACGTTAGTGCAACCCTAAATACCCTTGAGCTATTAGGTAACTCAACAGGCTCTTCTCATCTCGATGTAAATGGTTCCTTTATCAAGGCGAATAATGTGCCGTTGATATTTGATGTAGATAATGCAAATGTAGATACGGTCAGTATTATTGGTAACACTATCATCAATGCTTCTGCTTTAACGTTTGCCAGTGGGCAGACTTGTGAAGCTAATGTACTGACTGACATAGACACAACTACTCTAGCTAATACTCTAACAGGATGTACTTGGAATCTCAGTGGGTTGATTACTGTTTCGTCTGGTGGTGGTATCGAAGACTTTGCTAGTAATGAGAGCACGGCTGCAATTGCAATTACAACTGCTGACCCAACTGCAATTAAACGTGGTATCTTTACTAGTGATGGCACAGGCCACGCTATGGAAGCTACTGCTACAGGCGACTATGACTGGGATGGTCATCAAGCTACAGGCTATGCTGGCTCTGATGGTTCTACTGGTAATGAGACCTTCTACAATAATTCAGGTGGTCATATCAATCTAGCAGTTAAGAATGGAGCAGGTACTCCTTCCATTATGAATGGTACTAGTGCTACTACTACCTTAATCACTGTCTCCGTAGACCTGACTATGGTAGTCACAGACCAAGACACTAACGAAATTGATGGAGCCTTTGCTTACATTGATGATAATAACGAAACACCTTTCATTATGAATACTACTACTAATGTGAGCGGTATTGCTACTGTAACACACACAGCAGGAGCAGTGCCAGGTTCGACCTGGAGAGTACGTAAATACGGATATAAACCTTTTGTTCAAGTAGTAGATATTTCTACTTCAGACATAACTTTACCTATAACTTTAATAACAGATCCACAGCAAACCTAAGGGGAATAACAAATGGCATTTAACTCAGCAGACTGGACCATCGACTATGATGCAAAGACAGTCACAAACGACGACTCCGTCGCAGGTACTAATCTGCCTCATGACGTGAGTGGTACCTATCAAGGCGAACTCCTTGATTTCTTCCAGTGGCTTGCTACTGAATTTGCAAATGCCGGTCAAATGGATGATGCATATCCAATCGTATCAGATACACCAACTGTATATAAGTGGCTAAATGGATGGGGCTTCGGTCATGCAAACGATTTTAAATACCTTAAGGGCGGTGATATCTGGTCTAGTGACGGTGCTGATTATTGGCACTCAGTATATACTATCGGTTCTCCGGTAGCTGGTACTCAGATCTATATCACTCAGAATGATGTGGAACTTACCCCTTGGTGGTACACCGATAACATCGACGTACTCATTCTAGTTAAGGATACTGGTGCATACATATCTTCTGATAATGTAACAGGCACACCCACAGAAGGTGGTATCTGGCTCTGGACTCGTAACTACGGTGATTCATATAATCATGGCTTTGTAGATCTCTATTCAGGCCGTACACCTATCGGTCTCGATACTGCGACTGACGCAGCTAATCAAACCGCACAAGCTACTGTAGGTGCTTATGGCGTTACAATCAGTGCCTTTGGTACTATCTCTCGTGACTTGAACAATGGTAATGGCTCAGTCAACTATGACTGTGAAATTGACTGTAATGGTAAGACTATGGATGAAGTATACGAGTACTTGAAATGGGCTACCTCATATGACTACGATATTACTATTGATGGTGATGATGGTCAGGAATACCGTTCAGCTAATGAAGGTACTTACACTGACGTTAAGGCCGCACCTTTCGGTACTATTGCCGGTGGAACTCTATATGGAGCTAGAGGTATTTGGTTTACTAACTACAATGCTGCTAACTTCGTACTGATTGATGCTACGGGCACTACTCAGAATCCACCTAACTATCAGAAGGTTGATTGTAATCATCCTAGTCTCTCTGGTTGTAACATCCTTGTTGCTGAATCACTTGCTGGTGTGGTAATCAAAGATCAATATACTATTGCTTCGGTAACAACTACAACTATCGTCGGTGACGGTACTCCATCTATTGATGCTAATAAGACTCCTGTCACAGGTGTCGTTAAGGTTGGTGATGTTAAGTATGCTTATACTAGTTTCGCTGGTGAGACATTTAGTGGTGTAACCCCTGACCCAACAGGTGAGACTGGTGACTTTTATGTCCCATTGCTAGATGTTACAGCGGATGCAACTTCTGAACTGTCTGACAATGTCGTTCAGTCCGGTGATATAACAGTAATGACCTCAGTAAGGAAGTATGGTTTCAAGCCTTATGATGTTGAAACTACCTTCAGTACCACTGGTCTGACCTTTACTCCAATCCTCGCGGCTGATCCACAGGCTAGCTAATGACATATGAAGATATGCTTAGACGTATACTCAATGAACTGCCTCTCCCGGAGGGGCAGATGTGGGTATCTTTAGAAGAGTTAAGGAAGGCTGCGGAGACATTAGATGGCGATAAGGAACGACCTAACAATTGATTGGGATGCATCTCCTCGTATAATTACGATTGATGCTCCGTCTACTGAGATAACGATTCTGGATCTACATGATTCTTGTCGTTCTCTAGAAGCGTCTCCTACAAACATGGAGGATCCTTCTCTGATTGATTCGTCTGGACTAGAGGCACTTGGTGGTGGAACCAAGGTAGGACTAACTACTACCTTACAGAATGCACTAGTAGCATTCGAAGCTAGACTCGGTCCTGAGTATACACAGTGTAGTGTGGCTGGAGGTAACGTAGTAGCTATCGACGATGTAGGTAGTTATTTCACTACTCCAATACACCCTACTGCATTTACACAGGTTGTTGTAACGGCATCTTCAAGTGCTACCTCTACAAGTCAAGAAGCCCTAGAGATTGGGCTGTTTCAGAATGGAGTTGCTTTTGATTACGTCAATGGTGTGTCAGGTACAGGCAAAGACACAGAAGGAAATCTTATCGGCACAAGGCAAGCACCTTCAAGTAGTGTGGGAGTAGTTCATCAACTAGCTGAAGATTATGGTCTAAAGAAGATTTATGTAATTGAAGATGCTACTATAGCATCTATCTCAATGACTGATGGGTACGAATGGGTTGGTGATAATCCTTTTATTACTGTAACTGTTGAGTCTAGTGCTAATCTAATCAATTCAGCATTTCAGAATCTGACGGTAATTGGTGAGTTGGATGGATTTAATACTGTCCGTCAATGTGCTTTAGGTGCGGTCACTGATGTAGATGGATTCATTTTCCAAACAGCTCTAACCTCTACTACAGAGTTAAGTGCAAAGACTAGATTCTTGAGTTGCTATTCAGATATTGAGGGTGCAGGTTATCCGACTATTAAACCCTTTACTCACAACTTTGTTCTCCGTGACTACAAAGGTTCAGTTGGCATAGACGAAATGGAGGCTGGATCAGTAGCCTCTATTGGACTAACAGAAGGCCGTTTAGTTGTAGAAGCTACCAGCACAGGAGGTGATATCTATCTCCGTGGTATGCCATTTGAGGTTATTGATTATTCTGCTGGAGCGGTTACAATCCACTATCAGACAGATAGCAAAGATGTTTGGAATATACCAGCGAATGGTTTCGGTACATACGGATTCTTGTTAGAGGAAGCTTGGGGACATACAGAGCAACGTGTCTTCGTAGACTCTGAACTAGGGACAGATGGTGCAGGATACCAACAAGATCCACATAACAGTTGGACAAGTGCTGTAGATCATGCAGAATCAGATGGACTATTAAATTTAACAGTATTGTCAGATGCTACTGTAGACAGACAACTAAAGAACTTCGATATACATGGAGTAGGTGCTCCAACAATAGATCTTAATGGTCAGATTATGGAAGGCACTAGATTCTTTGAGTGTCGTATTACTGGTAGTTACACTGGCTTCTTAATAATAAAAGAAGGCCAACTGTCTAATCTATCAGGAGCCAATGGTTCATTCAAGAATGTATCAGTAGTTGGCACGTTGACTATTGGAGCTAACGTTAAGATAGTTGGTATGGTATCCGGAGAAATAAATGTACCGTACACGATTGATATGAATGGAGCTACAGAAGCCAACGCTGCAATTACTAATGCCTATGATGGAGTTATAATCCAGAATATGGCTAATGTTAATAGTGAAATGCATATTCATGGTGGTGCTGGAGGTATTGCCATTATCAATGATACGTGTACTGCTGGCACTATTGTGATTACAGGCGACTTTAAAGTCACTGATAACAGTGCTGGGGCTACAGTAATCATTCGTGAAGTACAATCTGATCTAACTGCAATAGAACCAAATATAACTGCATTACACCAATCAGCATTTAATAAGAGAACATGGAATAAGACATCAGATATTATAACTATATATGATACTGATAACATTACTCCTATATATGTATTTGACACTAATGATGATATGAGCGATATAACACCACAATAAAGATTAACAACTAAACTAAACTTAACGGAGAAACACAATGGCACTTACTCATGTAACAACCATAAGAGATGTCCTGACTGATGCAGTAGTAGATGCTATTGACGCTGGCAGTGCAGACACTACAGGCGATCTTGTACTAATGACAGCTGGTGAAGCAACAGTAGCTACACTAACTTGGACAGCAACGCCTGCATTTGGAGCCTCATCTTCTGGTGAAGCCACTATGAATGCAATTAACGATGACACTAATGCAGTTGGTGGTGACATCACACTATTTAAATTTGTAGACAGAGACAACGCTGAAGTATTCAGAGGCTCTGTATCACTACCTGCTGGTGGTGGAGATATTGAACTTAGTTCTCTGTCTATAGGTGCAGGAGACACAGTATCTATCACTAGTGCTACTTATACTGCACCAGTCTAAGGAGAAATAGAATGTTATCTAGTTGGGTTAAACAAGCAACAGCAACTACTGGTACAGGCACTATCACACTAGGTGCTGTGGCCGATGGACATGTATCTTTTGACACTGTCTTTAATGATGGTGATATGGCTCGCTACGCAATCGAGGATGGAAATAATAGAGAGATTGGAATTGGAATTTACACTGCCTCAGGCACAACTCTCGCTAGATATTACATTCTCGAAACACTAGTTAGTGGAACTTATGATGATATTGCTCCAATAGCAATCACTTTAACTGGCGATGCTATTGTTACGATATCGGCAGATGCTGGCGCATTCTTTCCTAATCTAACAGTTAGAGATGGGCTAGGAGGTTCCTCAAGAAGACGTGATCCATTTGCTGGCTCAACTAATAATAGTCCTGGTACATACACTGCTGATCGCTTATATCTAATGCCATTCCTAGTTCCAATTAAAATGGAAATAGATACAATTGGTATATATAGATGTTCAATAGCAGGAGCTGCCAGTACAATTGCTAGAGTTGGAATCTACAGAGTCCATACTGATGGAATGCCAGGTTCTGTTGTGGCAGAAGGAAGTACTGATATTGCAGTTGATGTTACTTTCTGGAATTCAGGAGCATCTTTAGCCTCTAATGTAACACTAAAACCAGGGATGTATTGGATAGCGATGATTTCAGATGGTGAACCAGAAATACTTTCATACGCCACCAATGAACTTAATCATCCGTTTACTCCTGACCAAGGTGGAACTAACTTGTGCGGAAACATCGTATATGACATAACTCCTGGATGGAGTGTTCTTCCTAATCTTGAAGGCGTTAATCGTGATGGTTCTGATGTGTATGTCAGGTCACCAGTTATGTGGGCCGAAGAGGTGAACGGAATATGATTGACTATATTGAAAAGGGAATATGGCTTCACGATGCTATTCATGCTGCCGGACTAGAACTTTATAGAAAGGACAATGTCTGGATTGCTAGTGATGAAGTAGTAGTTCAAGCTATTATAAACTCATTCAACCCACTTCCTTGCGCACAAGAAGAAGCCAAGACTTCCGTTAAAGAAGTTTCTGCCTCCAAACGCCTACAGTATGCTACTCAGGTTGCAGGAAAAGAAACTGAGTATGCATCTAAAATCAATGAAGCTAATACGTACCTATTCAATGGCGATATAGGAATATACATGCAAAATAGAATAGACATTACCGGTGAATCAGCAGGTACTATTGCTAACATATGGCAAATGAAGAATGCTGCAAGTACGTCTAACATAGCTACAATTGCTGAGCTACAATTGCTGCACTAGAAGATAAGTTATCACTAGACATTGACAACGAAACAGACTGGACTAAGTGCAGAGGAATAGCACAACTGGCTATTACTAATATAGAGGCTATCTAATGTCTTTAGGTACGTCTCCGCTAGGTACATTACCTTTAGGAACTACTGCTGCCGAAGAGGCAGCTGGTGCTACAGGCACTGGAACTTTTGTATCTGGACCTGCCTTACTCGACGCAACCGGAATAAGAACAAGTGTAGGCACAGGTGACTTTGCCTCTGAGGCTTCTGTTTTTAGTGGAACAGCAGAAAGAATAGTTACAGGTACTGGTACATTTGAGAGTGGTATTGCATCACTAGATGCTACAGGTGTACGTGAAATAACAGGAACAGGTGATCTAATATCAGCGGCTTCTTCTTTCACTGGAGAAGGCGAAAGATTAATAGTAGGTACTGGTGACTTAGTTAGTAGTACTGCAAGTTTCGATAGTACTGGTATACGTACTATTACAGGACAAGGGGACTTTACATCTCTTCCTTCTGAGTTCTCTGGATCTGGAACTGTAAGTGGTACAAGTACAGGAACTGGAGACTTCATAGCTGAAGTAGCTACGTTTACTGGTAGTGGCGAGAGAACAGTAATAGGTACTGCATCTCTAGCTAGCGAGACAGCATCCTTTAGTGGAACAGCTGAACGAGAGATTACAGGATCTGGCGATCTAGTATCTCAAGCAGCTAGTCTATCTGGTCTAGGAGAAAGATCTGTAATAGGTACTGCTACTCTAGAGAGTGGAGTATCTACATTAGCCGGTACAGGCAACAGAGAGATAACTGGTACTGCTACGCTAGACAGCGAAGTTGCTACTCTAAGTGGTACCGGAGAAAGAACAATTACTGGATCAGGAGACTTAGTATCTTCTGAAGCAGAACTATCTGGTACTGGTACAGTAGGTGGGTTTGTTATTGGCACGGGTGATTTCACATCACAACCAGCTGATTTCAATGCATCTGGTACTAGAACTATAACTGGTACAGCAGACTTAGTCTCGCAAGAGTCTACCTTAGATGGTACAGGTTTAAGAATTGTCACTGGAAGTGGTGACCTAGTATCCAGTGAAGCTACCTTTAGTGGCACAGGTTCAGAAGTACATTCAGGTACAGGTAACTTTGTATCTGGTGTTGCAGAGTTAAGTGCTACTGGTGTACGTAACATAGTTGGATCTGCACAGTTCATATCTGATGCAGCTTCTCTATCAGCTACTGGCGAAAGGAAGATAGTTGGTATCGCATATGTAGGAGCAGAACCTGCTTCCTTTAGTGCTACTGGAACTAAGTCTGTATTTGGTATAGGTACCTTTACAAGTGGACCTGCTACATTCTGGGGAGGTATTCCTGGAATAGCAATGGACATTATATATGTCAATGCAAATATAACCAGCTTAGTCAGTACTACAGCAACTATTACTAGAGGTAATGTTAATAACGTTGTTATAACTAGACTGGTAAGTAGTAGTGCTACTATCACTAGAAGCAGTATAAGCAATGCCAGCATAACTAGAAGTTCATTACACAGCGTGGAACTATAAATGAATACATTTAGATTAGGAAATGAGAGCTTTGGATTGCGTGGTATCACCACAATAGCTGGAGTATGGAAGGAAATAATTAGATTCTCACTTAGCATAACTAGAATCTTTAGAACTGGAGTAGAAGGGTAATGGCTGAAATTCACACTTACGACATAGGTACTGTATTTGAAGTAACCTTGTTAGACACAGATGTAGTAGTAGACATAGCTTTGGCTACAACTAAAGAGATAATCTTTTTAAAACCAAGTGGTACGTCAGTAACTAAAACTGCTGAGTTCAAGACTACTGGATCTGATGGTATCATACAATATACTACAATTCTAGATGATCTAAACGAAGTAGGCGGATGGAAGATACAGGCTAAAGTAACTCTACCTACAGGCACTTGGTCCTCAGATATAAGTAAATTCAAGGTTTATTCTAATATATAATAGATTTTACTTGACAAAGTCATAAAAGTATGTTATAATAGGTATTAGGGAATGAAGAAACGCTTTCTTTCTGTGCGATAACAGAATGCAATTGGAACGTTAACCTAACGAAATAGGAGGGCAAGTATGCCACCAGAAGAAGAAGAAGAAGTAATTGATCGTGGAGATGATTTTGTACCCACTGATGATGACGCTGAAGATGAAGAGCTACTTAAAGATGAAGAAGATTCAGAAGAGCTAGACATCGAAGATGGCGAAGGTACTGAAGATGACATCGAGAACGAGGACGTCGATCCTGAAGACTCAGAAGATCAAGAAGATGATGAAGAGATTAAGGAAGACGGAGAGACCGATGGTTACGACGAAGAAGATGACACCTCAGGAAAAGAACCTCGAATCCCTAAGGCAAGACTCGACGAAGTAATTGCTCAAAGAGAACGTGAACGAGAGCAGAATGATCTGCTGAAAGACCAGATAGATCGACTGTCGAAAAGGGTCAAGAAAAAGAAGAGCCTAAGAAAGAGAAGTTTACATATGACTTCGATACCAAAGAAGAAGAGTACATGGAAGCAGTACTTGATGGTGAGAAGGAACAAGCTAAGTCTATCCGTAAAGAGATTAGAGTTGCTGAAGCCAAGATCCTTAAAGAAGAAATGGAAGAGGTTAGAACCTCAGCTGTAGAGGGAGCCAAAGGAGAAGCTCAGAAGATTAGAGATGAGTCTCAGTTCAATAAGACTATCACTAAGAACGAAGTTGAACATCCTTTCCTAGATCAAAACAGCGAAGACTATAACCAAGTTGCCGTAGATAAAGTGAATGATCTATTTGGCAAGTTCACTAAAGCTGGTATGTCTCAAGCCGATGCTCTACAAGAAGCTGTAGATCTTATAGCACCTAAGTACAGTAAACCAAAAGCTGCTCCTAAAAAGAAAGGTCTAGGTGGTACGCGTAGAAAGGCTGCTCTAAAGAAGAATGCATCTACCACTAATAAACAACCTCCTAAGCTAAGAGGTAAGACTGCTAAAGACAAGCTGACTGATTATGACATGACTAACATGTCTGACAGAGACTACGACAAGCTTCCTGCTAGCGTCAAGAGAAAATTAAGAGGTGACTAACTGGTATGCCAACTAAAAAGAAAGCAGTAGTAAAGAAGAAAGAAACTACTGCTCAGCGAAAGAAAAGGTGGGCAAAAAATCCCAAAAGCAATGATGTAGATTTCGATGAGAGGAAACCTCAGAAACGACCTAAACAAAAACCATCTAGTACTACTATTCATAAAGCAGTCAGAAAAGCTTTCTTTCCTGGTGGATCACTTGGCAAACCAAAGAAAAAGAAATAGAGGGGATTAACAGAACCTCAACACACTGGGCCTGTGTAATGGCCCAACTAATTATAACCTAGAGTTAGGTTTACAAACTCCGGCCCCAGACGTCCGAATGGTCTGTTTCCTTTCGCCCCTGATGGCGTTAACTTCAACTATAACTTAAATAATTAATCTCTAAAGGAGACTACTAAAATGGCATTAACTAACTTTGCTGCTCTGACATCAGAGCAAAAGATCGTCTGGTCCCGTGATGTATGGAAAGCGGCTCGTGAACAGATGTTCATCAACAAGTTCATTGGCTCTGGTGATCAATCAATCATCCAGCGTATCACTGAACTAACTAAGACTGAGAAAGGTGAAAAGGTTCTCATGCACCTCTTGGCGGATCTGGTAGACGACGGTATCGTAGGCGATAACGAACGTGAAGGAAACGAAGAAGAGATGATGACCTACACTGATGATATCACTATTGATCTCATCTCACATGGTGTACGTCAGAAAGGTAAACTTGCAGAACAAAAAACTGTAGTTTCTTTCCGTGAACATGCTCGTGATTCACTGGCTTACTGGCTGGCTAATCGCATGGACCAACTAGCATTCCTGACTATGTCTGGTATTGACTATAGCTTCACCAACAACGGTGGAACTCGTACTTCTGGTGCGTTCGCCACTCTAGCATTTAGTGCAGATGTATCTGCTCCTACTGCCAACCGTCACGTACGTGCATTGGCTGATGGTACTATCACTGCTGGCGCTACTGCCTCTATGGTAGCCGGAGACATTCTGTCTTATACCGCACTGGTTGACCTTGGCGTATATGCTAAGACCAACTACGTTAAACCTATCATGTCTGGTGGTAAAGAGTACTATGTACTGTTCATCCGTCCTGAAGGTCTGGCTCAGCTTAAGAAAGATACTGACTACCAGAACGCAATCGTGAACGCAGCTGAAAAAGGTAAGGGTAACCCCTTCTTCACCGGCGGAACTGTTACCATTGATGGTCTCATTATCCATGAGCATCGTATGGTATTCAACACTCTAGCTGCTGAATCTGGTGTAGCTAAGTGGGGTTCTAGTTCTGATGTAAATGGTTCTCGTGCTCTACTTTGTGGTGCTCAAGCTCTCGGCTTTGCTGATCTAGGTGCTCCTGAGTGGTCTGAGAAGATGTTTAACTATAACTCAAGCCCTGGTGTAAACGTCGATAAGATGTTTGGCTTCTTGAAGCCTAAGTTCCATAGCATCTACAGTGACACCACTGAAGACTTTGGAATCATAGCATTCGACCACGCTATCTGATATAGCTTAACTACGTGAGTGGGGCTTATGCCCCATTCGTTGTAAGAGGAGAAAACTATGAGACGTTATTGGAGTAATGATATCGACGATGTAACCATTGTCACAAATATCACTCTAGGCACCAATACTAATGTTGCCTATCTAGTAGTTCCGTTTACAGGCGTACTTAAGTCTGCTTCTTCTGTGGTACATGGTACTACAGATACTGATGATGAGGTACTTACTGTATCTATAGCGGGTACTACTGCTGGTACAATTACAATTGCTAATGCTTCAAGTGCTGGGGATATTGATGACATTGTCGTCTCTGGTCCTGTCAGTATTGTAGAAGGTGAAGTAATTAAAGTGGCTACTGATGGTGCTAATGGACAGGGTGTTGTTTCATCTCTGACTTTTGTGTTCGATCAATCACTGTAAATTAAATACGATATTAGAACCCTTTGATGATGTGGGTTCTTTTACGATTAATCTCAAACATCATAAATAATGAGGAAATAAAAATGGCTATTACTAAAAACCCAGGTCGTCAAGAAGTTATTGCAGCTTCAGTTGACATTTCATTTGACACGCTGTCTAGTGACACTGCTGTAGCGGAGGGCGTTATTCAATTGCCTGAAGGTGCAATTGTTGTTGGTGGTTCAATCACTGTAAGCACTGCATTTGACTCTACCACTTCTGATGTTGTTGACATCGGTGATGCTGGTGATGATGATCGTTACACAGCTACCCCAGTAGATCTAACAGCAGAAGCTACAACTCTGCTAGACGTTACTGGTTATACCTACACTGCTCAAGATAATATTGACGTAGAATGGACTGCTGGTACAACCAGTACTGCTACCGCTGGTGCAGCTACTATCACTGTACTGTATGTTGTCAGTGGACGTGCGGCTTTCTCTGAAGGCTAACAGAAGTAAAAACTAAAGGAAGAGGATTATCTATATATGAGCAAGTTGAAATTTAGATCTAGAAATGGAGAGCCTGTACGGGTAATCCTCACCTCTGGTCAGTGTGCGATAGTAGGAAATGAATGGTGTGAGATCCCTGAGACCTTACATTTAGAAGCCTATTCACTCGGATGCGTATCAGACAATATGGAAGTTACACAAGAAGTGCAAAAAGCAGAAGACGCTGGAGTTCTCGACAAACTACAGGAAGACGCCAAGCTTAAAGCACAAGTGAGATCAGCAATCGAGAAGGCTGTCTCCGATAATAACCTAAGGGCCTTTACCAATAGTGGTAACCCAGTAGCTAAGTACATTACAGATAGTGTAGGTCATACTGTTGACAAACATATCAGGGATGCCGTGTGGAATGAGATGCTGGAAGAAGGTACACAACCTCCTCAACCAGAGACTCTAAACAATGACATTACTTGAACTGGTAACTGAACTACGAAACATGTTAGAAGACACCGGAGGTACTGGTGTCGATTGGGAACTAGATGCTAGTGAACGATTACTTAAGTGGACTAATTCTGAGCTAACTCTGTTAATCAATGAAGCAGAGAAAGAAGTAGCAGTACGTACTAGGTGTCTATTCGATGCCCTTACTGCTGAGGTATGCACTATATCTATCACTGCAACTAACTCTAACTACACGCAACACTCTTCTATCATCGAGATAAGACAAGCACAACTAAACAGTAACTCTGCTTCTTTGCGTCATCTGTCTTGGAAAGATCTAGAAGCACTAGATAGTAAGTGGGAAGCAGCAACTGGTACTCCAGTCGCATTTCTTACTGACTACTCCTTTAATAAAATTAAACTCTACCCTGTTCCTACAGAGACAGATACTCTTAAACTTAATGTATATAGGTATCCTGTAGATGAAATGACTTGGGCTCAAAGAGCTAGTTCTGAACCTGAAGTCCCCTTGCACTTCCATAAGAAGATGCTAAGCTGGGCTGCTCATCTAGCGTACATGAAAGATGAACCTAACACTGAAGATACTAGCAAGTCAGTTGAGTATGAACAGAAATTCAGTAGAGAGATTGGTCCTGGTGAGAGTGCGTACACGCAAGTGAGAAAGAAAAGACCTAAACGTGGCATTAGTTACGGAGGTATCTAATGGCTAAACATCCTAAGACTATAACACTAAGTAAGTTCAGGGGTTTAGATAATAAGAATCCGGACAACCGGACAGACCCCTCCTTCTTATGTGTAGCATCCAACATTGACATAGACTCAACTGGTGGTGTACGTAAACGTCTAGGGTATTCTGAAATCGTGGCTGGCAATAACATGCACTCGCTATGGGGCAACGATGATGTAATGTACTTCTTTAATGATGATGTCTTAACTAGACTCAACGAAGATGGTACTACCACTGCACTACAAAGTGGATACGCACAAAGCAGAACAGATTTCTACCGTATGGGAGACCATACTTACTTTACATCTAAGGAATTCAATGGTGTAATAGAAGGTGATAACGTTAGAGCATGGGGTATAATGGCTCCATCTAACTCAGTAGTACTTGATGTTACTCATGGTGGCGCACAGGCCGCTATAACTTACGTAGCCGATGATGGAAGAGAATCAGGAGCTAGATTAGCTACTTCAACTGGAGGTGATCTATCTACACTGTCTACTATAGACGTATCTAGATTCAGTACTGACAATCCTGGTGACATACTAATATCAAACATACCCACTAGCACAGACCCTACTGTAGTAGGAGTTAATGTATACATAACTAAACCTAATGGTGAAGTTTTGGGTCTAGCTGGTACAATACCTAATGGAACATCTACTTTTAGTTACAACACGAACAACGGACTAATGTCCACGTTACAGACACAGTTTATTACTACTGCTCCTTATGGAGATCAGATAGGATACTACAATGGAAGAATGTACATAGCTGATGAGAACATTCTTTGGTACAGTGAGCCAGGAGCATTTGAATGGTTCAATCCTAGTACTAACTTCTTTACGTTTCCTTCACCTATAACTAATGTAATGCCTGTAGATGATGGCATATACATTACAGCAGACAGACTATACTTCTTAGAAGGTAATGGTCCAGAAAGATTTAGACAGACTATACTTCTTAGAAGGTAATGGTCCAGAAAGATTTAGACAGAGAGAAAGAGAGATTTACAAGGCTGTTAAATATACTGCCGTTGAGATCGTAGGTAGTGATATAATCTTAGAGAATATTCCTACTGGATTGAAGTGGTTGTTTAATAGTGACAAAGGTTTTGTGATGGTAGGTACCGGCGGTATGGTGTTTAACTTGACAGAAAAGAATGTTATGATAAGTAAGAGTAATGAAGGAGCCGCTTTCTTCAGATCTCATGAAGGTATGAACCAATATGTATCAGTGCTAAAGGATCCTGAAAACAACAGAATGACAGAATGCACGTAGGAGATACAGCGCAAGCTACTGTCATACGCAATGGCATAGTAATAAATTAATCCTTGAGGAGAAACAAATGAGTAATGAAAATATGAAAGTTGGAGGTGTCTATAAATTTGAACACGTTCGAGACGGTAATGTAATTGACACATGGGAAGAAAGTAATCTAGTAGTAACTGAAGGTTTGAATCACCTATTGGATACAACCTTTCATTCCAGTGCTCAGATCGGTACGTGGTATATAGGTATCTTCTCAGGTAACTACACTCCTCAAGCAACTGATACTGGTGCAAACATCACTGCTAACTCTACTGAAATAGAAGCAGGCTATGATGAAGGTACTCGTCCGGAATTTGTAGAGGCAGCTGCTGCTGCTGGTTCTTTGACTAACAGTGCTAGTCAAGCTAGCTATGCTATCAATACTACTGTAACTGTGTATGGTGCATTCCTTGCATCTAGCTCAGTCAAAGGTGGTACTACTGGCACACTGATGTCATGTACTAGATTCGGTACATCTAGATCTCTAATAGATGGTGATACTCTATTAGTAACCTATACCTTTAGTGCAGCTGACTCAGACGCAGTCTAAGATGTAACATGGAATTTACTTATGATCCTGCAATAAGGATTATATTAAATCCCTACTCTAAAGAGAATGGTGATACTGCGGCTGCGTCTAGTTACATAGGTGTAGCCAAACGTATGGTGGCTATGAACATGTCTGGTCTAACTAAGACCGGAAGAGAAGTATTAAATCTCCCAAATGGAGGTGTTATAGATGTAAGACTGCTTGGTAATATAGTGAATATAATTATTGACGTTCCAGGCGGTGCAGGGTTTAATTACTTCCTGGATTCTTTATTGTTTGTACCAACTGTAGATATTGTAAATGGGCCTTTTGAGCAGTCAGCAACATATAGGTCTAAAGTAATAGAACCATCTGTTCCTAGATTAAACACTGAAACTAATACAGATCCTGTCTTAAAGGCAGGGCCTATTGACTGGATAAAAACAGATAAAGATGGCAAGGCTGTAGAACAAGTATCGTGGGGTGGTCAGCTAGATCATCGTCATGGTATTATATATGTCAGTACAAACTACGTATCTTGTTATAGAAAAGGAGTACAGATTCCAACTCCGATGCATAGGGGTATGGCAATACAAATGTATGATTGGAACAACGATGGAGAATTAGTTCCTTGTTATATAGGTGCTTTCTATATGACCTTAGATTTCTTTGAATTCTGTAGATGCTCGGTAGAACTAGCAGAGAATCCTCCTCCTGGCCAACCAGATGATTACTGGGATGTTATTCAAGTACCACTAGGCGATATAAGTTCAATGTACCAGAATGTCGATCCTTTATTCAGTAGCTGGACACCCTTTCAATCTTGGTTCTTTAATAATGATGGTACTGAATGTTCTACAATTATATGTGAGACTGCCGGTGGTGGTTACTATAATGGAACTACTTATATTGTCACTGTAACTGATATGGACACAGATACACCTTCTTGTAACTCAGTTCAATCTGACTATGGTCCTGGAGCAACATCAGAAACTCGATATTGGTCTAAGAGACCTTGGATGGTAGACTATGTAGACAATGTTCGTACAGTAGTTGAATTCTTTGACCAAGGTGTTGATGAACTGTCTCCAGCTTCACATCATGCTTGGTTAGAATGTCCTGATGGAATCATACCTTTAGAAGGCTATACGTCAACAGGAGTACTATATAGTGAACCTTGGTATATGTCTGTCATAGGACATTGTGATGTACGTTATGGTATATACAATATACAAACTACTACATTTTTAGAAGTTGGTTTTGTGTGGGATGAAGAGACAGGAGAGCTTTTAGATGGTACGACTGAGTGTCATATGGAAGCACGTCATTTCATAGGCTCGACTAAGTATGTACTATTTACTGACTTAGTATCGTTTAACCATCCGGAAGATGGTACTCAGGTATGTGCAATAGGTAGACAATATGGTCATCCAGGAGATGCTGAATATGATCCTATTAAACCTATGGACACTCAATGGCCTCCTCCTTATTTAAGGTATTGGGAAGAGTCTGATAATGGATCAGTAGGTAAATTAAACAACGGTACTGCTGGAGCACAAGGAACTATACTATCTAACTATGGAGCAGGTTATTACTATCCTGTAGGAGGTGTAGGTCTTCACAGAGATCCTGAGTGGGTTTATCCTGAGTACGTACAAGGTGGTACTTGTATTGATATAAAAAGCACAAGTAATCAATACTACGTATATGATATATACCCACTACTACAAGAGCAATGGCCTGGGATAGGCGATAATAGTTCTTTAGACAGAGCTTTCTACAGATTAGGTGCGGTAATAGACGCACAGATAGACGATATATTTCAAGATTAATAATGAATAAGAGGACACCACAATGACAATCGGAATATCTACAGCAATGAGAAATTCAAGATTACAATTGATACTTGATGCAATGGATGCTGGAGGTGGCGCTGCCACGCTTAAATTCTATACTGGTCCTAGACCAGCAACCGGTGCTGCAATCACTACTGAAACGCTACTAGCTACACTCACTTGCTCTGATCCAGTAGGAACTATAACTACAGGAGTACTGACATTTGATGCAGTTACTGAGGATTCCTCAGCAGACGATACTGGTACTGTAGCTTGGGCTAGAGTAGATGACAGTACAACTACATTTGTGTGTGACTTAAGTGTTACTGTAATTGCAGGTGGCGGAGATATTGAAATAAATACTACCGGTATAGTTGCTGGATCTCCAGTATCTATTGTGTCAGCTGTAATCACAGAAGGCAATGCTTAAGTTATAACCTCAACAAGGACAAATAAATGAGTTGGTCTTTTGATATAACATACCCACCATCATATGATGGTAACTATCTAGATCTTAATACGGCTGCTGATACCTATACTAAAGTTCAGTGGAATCTTACTGGTACATATTTCTATGCGCTGTATGCTGGTGGAACAGAAGTACAACAGTACACTGTAGCAACTCCTTGGGATTTAGGTACAGCTAACTCAACTCCAGCTACGTTTGATTATAGTAGTACAACTACAGCTAGTTGCTCGTCAATACAATTCAATACTTTAGGTACTTTATTATATATAACTACTTATGATAATAATATATATGTGTTTGGATTAAGGACTCCTTGGGATGTTACTACTGCTCTTTATACAGGCTCCACAGGAATAGTTCCAACTATTGTAGATATTGAAAGTTGTACATTTAGTGCTGATGGAAAACACTTCTATGCATGTAGAAGAACTGACGAATTGATACTTAATTTCTCGGTTACACCTGCCTGGGACGTAACCAATATAGTTTACATTAATAGTTTCGATACTTCTGGTGAGGTAACTGACCAACGCAATATAGAAATATCTGCTGATGGTACTACCGTATGGCTCTTAGATCAAACAGCAGATGACTTACAACAATACACACTAAGTACACCATACGATATAAACTCAGCGTCAGCTGATTCAACTTATCAAGATGCACAGTTCACTGGTGGTAATGCACAATCATTTTGTGTGTCACATGATGGTGCTCATATGGGCTTCCTCAGTGAAGTAGGTTTCCCACCAGTCAGGGCATTTGCTTATACCATAGAATTAGCTACAGCTGGTGCTCCTGTAATAGAAGAATTCATAGAGATAGTACCAGAATCTAATGTCGGTACTGTAGTTACTTCAGAAGTCATCGACATGACTTGGAACTCTGATGGTACTAAGTTATATATAATAGATAAAACTAATGACCAAGTGTTTCAGTACACGCTTACTACTGGATATGATCTAACTACACTACAAGGTTCTCCTGTCTCTTATGCAGAGGGAGTACCAATTAATTTTATACAATGGTCTCACACTGGACATAAACTATTTATTGGTACATTTACTAATATATATACTTATACTCCTACCACACCTTGGGATATCAGTACTAGAGGCACTCGTGTAAATGATCCTATACTAGACGCAGTAGAACTATCTGGCTTAGCTTGGTCTGCTGATGGTATGAGAGCTATAATAACTGACAGACAAAGACAAATAATTACATCATATTGGACAACAGTTCCGTGGGATACCACAACATTTGGTTCTCTGTCTACTTTCGATGCTACTACTCCATATGATAATGGTACGTATGAAGGCATTATAGCATCACCAGATAATCGTAAGGTAGCTATTTTAGATAGTACTAACCAAAAAATATGGCAGATGTCATTAACTAATGATATGTACGTAGGTGGTACTCCTACCCAAGACGGGTCATATACTGATAGTCTATTTACTACTAATACTATAAAAGGTATGGGTTTAACCTGGGACACGTCTCGGGTAACATTTGTAGATGATACCAATAACGAATTAGTTAACTATTTACCTGACACTTCTATAGAAGGAACATTAGCATCTACATTTATAGGTATCACATCTGATATATTAGCAGGCGTATACTTTGAGATGACATTAGATTCTACGTTAACTGGCATAACCTCAGAGATAAGTGCCGAGATTAGTGGTGGTATACATACACTAATTGCTGCTGAAACTATTGACATGGGTGATACCACAGCAGATGTACTAGACACAATTAAACATGCCACTATTCTAGAAGCAGTAGATTTAAACGACACACTGTTAATAGATATTATTAATGGTATAATAGAAAGAGTAGTAATAGGTGACACTGCAAGCGGAAGTGTTATATATGTCGTAGACATAATTGAGGCTGTGGAAATAGCCGAGGCAATAGCCATAGTAATGCTTGGCTTAGCATCTGAAGGAATTAACTTCAATGACTCAGTCAGTATTGCGTTAGCTGCTCTGGCCTTTGAAACGTTAGCTATCAATGATGCACAAATTAATAGTATAGTAGCTAGTAATGAATTAGTAGAACTACTAGCCATACTGGATGCCTTATATAAATTTACTAATGGCCTAGCTGAAGAGGGAATAAGTTTTTCTGATGTGCTATTAGATTCTATGATAGCTTCTTACTTAGCGGCTGAAGAGATAGAGATCGCTGATGTAATGACAGCAGGGTTAAGTATAATGCTTCCTATTATAGAGAGCATAGATGCAGACGATGAGATCACAACTAGCATTACTGCACAAGCAATGTTAGATGAAGGAATGATATTCGCTACCCAGTTCATTCATGATGGTACACTGTACACTGGATGGGTAATGAACTCAGAGAACTTTGCTGTTACCACATATGATAACTATAACTTTACTTCATTCGGTAAACTGAATGATCAATACTATGGAATCAAACCAGAAGGACTGTTCTTACTAGAAGGCACTCTAGATGAGTCTGACTACATTACTGCTACTTTAAAAACAGCTTCTATGGATATGGGAACTAGTAATCTTAAAGCTGTGCCTCAAGCATACTTTGGATTTACTGGTGATGGATCAATGGTATTAAAACTATTAGTCGATGATGAGACTGAGGCATGGTACAACATGGAAAGTACAGAGAGTGGTTTGCATAGTCAACGTATCAAACTGTCTAAAGGCTTAGAAGGTAGATACTGGCAATTTGAACTTGTCACACAAGATAATACAAAACTAGAATTGGATACTATAGAACTATATCCAATCATACTGAAAAGGAAACTATAACATGCCAATTCCAGCGTCGGGTGGAGGAGATCTCTTAGGTATAGTAGGTAGTAATATAACTACTGCTTTTACTAATGCTCTAGCTGCTTTCTCTACGGGAGAGTCTTCATTACAAGCATTGACTGGAGCAGTAGATAGTCTCACTATTCCAGCTATAGATGTAGGAAGTGCTAGTTCACTCACACCTCCTGCTGCGCCGTCTGCCGCATCTCCGCCAGCCGTACCTACTGTCACTATACCTAGAGTATCTGTCAGTGGAGTGCCAGCATTAGAAATAGACTTTGATACTCTTCCGACTGGAGTAACAAATACTACTGTCAAACCTCCTATTAGTATACCTCCTCCTCCTACGTTCTTGTTTCCTGATGCTCCTGTTGAGCCTAGCGTAGAGATAGACGTTACATTGCCTAGTGTTCCAGATTACACTATACCACAGGTGCCTGCTTTTATTGACATATCAATACCAGAAGCACCTTCTATAGTAATAGATACATTCGACGAAACTGCTCCTGATGTTCATACGCTAGTAGCACCAGACCTAACCGCTTACGAAATCTTAGATAGAGAAGATGACATCACTGCTTGTGTAGATACTCTGATCGCATCACTATGTGACATATCTGCTAATGGTGGTAATCTAATTAACACGCAAGTAGAAACTAACATGTGGGCTAGAGACTTCGACAGAGAAGAACAGTTGTCTCAGAAAGCACAAGCCGAAGTAGCCACAGACATGGCGTCTAAGGGATTCGGATTGCCTAATGGTGTTCTGTTAGCACGTTTAACTCAAGCACGTCAAGATGGACAAGACAAACAACATACTGCTGTAAGGGAACTCGCTATTAAACGAGCAGACTTAGAACAGGACACATTTAAATTTGTAGTTGGTCAGATCAAAGACTTCGAACAAATGAAGTATGACCAATGGTTAGGTATAACTAACCTTAGTTTAGAACAATATAAATATACTAATCAATTAGCTTTAGATTTATATAATACTAACGTACAAAGAGTACAACTTGAGTTTGAACTATATAAAACTGCTGCCCAAGTATATGAAGTAATAGTTAAGAGTGAATTAGCTAAAGTAGAAGTGTATCGTGCTGAGCTAGAAGGCCAGAAGATACTAGGTGAACTTAACCTGCAAGAGATACAACTGTATTCAGCACAGATAGAAGCCGTTGGAACTATCATGGAACTCTACAAGACTGAACTTGAAGGAGTTAAAGTAGAACTAGATGTTGAACAAACTAAAGTTAGTATCTATAAGACACAAGTAGATGCTTATACTGCTACATTCTCAGCCGCTCAAACAGAGGCAGATGTATTTAAAACTTTACTTAGTGGTGAACTGGCTAAGGTTCAAATCTACGAAGCTGATGTTAGAGCTTATTCTACTGAGATACAAGCTTACGCAACTGAAGTAGATGCCATTACATCTAAAGGTAAACTACAAATAGCACAACAAGAATCACAGATCAATGCTTATACTGCAAACATAAGAGCAGCTGAGGTACAAGCACAAGTATCTGCTCTAACTACTAGGGCCACTATAGATTTATTCATGGCACAAAAAGAAATTTACGTAGCTACTGAGAGTACTCAAACATCTCATTACTTAGCTATGGTAGAAGTATATAAAGCAGATATAGCTAGAATCAATTCAGAAGGAGCACTTGCTCTGCAAGCACAAATAGGAGCTGCTGAAGTTACTATGAAAGGACAGGAGGCCGTGATCGGCGGTATAGCTGGAACAGCACAAGCTGCTGCTCAATTAGCTACAGCTGCCATGAGTGCAATTAATATAAATGCAGGTCTATCAGGTTCTGATAATTACTCTGTACAACACATCGCTACTTACGAGGGAGGCAGCGCACAATAATGGCTACTAACGAAGATAAAGCAAACGACAAGAAGAAGAAGCGTACATCACCACTGGCGCAACGTAAACAAGCTTCACGAGGAGCTGAATCACTTCAGACTGGAAACAGTTCAAAAGTATTCGCTGGAACTAAAGATTATAGCGACCCTGCTCCTAGACAACCATCCACACTTGGATCTAGATTAGCTAAAACAGGTGAACTTGCTAAGCAAAAACTCACTAGAACCGGAGAAACGATTGCAAGTGGAAGAGATGTAGTGAGAGAAGCACTAGGCGTTAGGCCAGGAGGACTTGTGAATAAACCTATACCATCTGCACAAGTGTCTCCAACCCAAAGACCAGGTATTGCTAGACCACAAGTACAGGATATGACTTCTGCTGTGGGACAAATCGAACCTAAGTTTAACGCACCTATCTTTAGGTCTGATCCTAGACCACAAGAAGCTACTATTCCTACTGAGTATGCGGGACAGGATCTAGCAGGTTATAAACAGGTACCTACTCCGACTCCAGCTCAGATGGACGAACTGTATCCTGCTACTGCCAAGCTACGTACTATGAGCATAGCCCCAGAAGCCGAACGAACTAATGTTCCAGTTAATGTGGGTACTCCTTTTGAACAACGCATGAGAGAAGGTGATGTATTCTCGTATGGTACTGTAGGTGGTAGACATAAACAATTAGCTAACGAAAGATTCCGACTTGCAAAAATGCAAAAGAATATGACGTCTAAAAAGTATGCCGCTGCTCTTTCAGATATAACTGCTAGAGAGACAGGCTATAGACTTGCCAGTACTGAGGCTGCAAAGGATACAACTGAGCGAGAGAAAGCTATTGCAACAGCTCAGAAAGCTACTGAGGCTGACACTCTAGGACAAAGAAAACTAGAAGTAGAAATAGAGAAGATGGATAGAGAAACTATGAAGTTTAATGTTGAGATAGCTAATAAGTATGGCATTGGAAATAAAGAGTTCTTGGGTATATATGAGAAATTTATGAGTACTCCTGAGTATGATTCTCAAGACCCAGCATCAGGATGGGAAGCATTCCTACAACGATCAGGGCTGGGTGCTATTTCAACAGACCCACGGCAGAGTCAAGCTAATAGAACCGCAGAAAAACAAGCATTACTCGGACAACTAAATAAATAAGAAGGGATAGACATGGCTTATAACGATCCTTACAAGCATACACCACGGATTGGTAGTGTAGCTGTAGATACTAGTTCAATCTCACGTCCACCATCTCAAGACGAACTAGACCAAGATACACGTATAGCAGACTTAAGAACACAGGTACAAGATAAACTTGCTCGTGAGTCTGGTGACTATGCTACTGATGAGTATGGTGAAATTGCCGGTTCACATGTACTTAGAGGATTTACCTCAGGCCTTGGATCAGTAGGTAAGGCATTAGGTGACGTAGAAGAAGTTCTAGCTACTACCGTAGGAGAGTCTTTGCTAGATGGTCGTCCTACTAGTTATCAACATAAAGCTGAAGACACTTGGTTATATAAAGCCGGTCAAGCTGTTGAGGATTTTGGTAAGCGGGCTGACATCAACCCTGAGTACGCAGACAAGTTTGAGTCTAAAGTTGCTCATGGTCTAGGTACTATGGGATCTATGATGGCCGGTGGTACACTAGGCTACGTAGCTAAAGGTACTAAGTTTGCAGCTGGCGTCGGTGCTATGGGCGTAGCCGAGGGAATGATTGAACAAGAGATAGTTACTGACCTAGAGAGAACTCTTGGACGCAGAGCCACGTCTAATGAAAGAGCACAGGCTCTAGCTATGGCAGCTCCTATAGCTGGATTAGAACTCCTCCCTCTCGGAAGAGCTTTCAATAGAGTAGGGGGTGCAGGTGTAACTCGTGAGACTATCCAGAGGATGGTACAAGAAGGAGGTACAAAAGCCGTAACTAAAGCTGCTGGTATAGGAGCTAAGAAAGGATTAGTGGGTGGTGCTGAAGAGGCTATCCAAGAGGGCTTAGAAAATGTAGCTATGAACATCAATGCTTCTGACGTCATGGGTTACGATAAAGATCGTGAAGCTATGGAAGGGCTACGTGAGTCTATGGAAGTAGGTGGAGCTACAGGCTTCTTAGTCAATGCTGTTGCAGCAGGGCTGGGTGTCAAGTTACGCTATTCTCAAGAAAAGGCTAATGTAGCAGAAAGAGCTATACAAGAGAAGCAAGAGACTGATGCTGTAAGAGAAGAAGAAGCAGTACGTCAAGAGATGATAAGTAAGCAAGGCGAGCTAGATCTTAAAGGTGGTAAGGGTGGTGACGCAATGTTACCAGCAGACAGAGCACCTGATCAACCTACTGGACCTGCTGATAAACAAATGGAGATGGACTTCGGTCCTATGCCAACTACACCTGAGGCAGCGGAAGCACAACGTCAAGAACAAATAGATTCTGCCTTCCCACCTGATACCCCACAATCAGTCAAACTGTCTAACTTACCTGACACTGCGTTCGCTAAAGATGATGGTACTACTCTCACTAAAGGTGAGACTAATCAAATCATTATCAATGAATGGTTTGAAGATGGAGAAGTAGACCCAGAACAACTCAATAAAGTAATGACTGACTTAGATCAAGTCCTACAGGCTGAGATGCAACTCCTAGAAGTAGAGGGTGGACGTAGGCCTGGGCAGACTCCTGTTAAGATGTTTGATATACCTAATACTGATATGTCTATGACTGAAGAACAGATAGAAACTGCTAGTGCTATGATGATGCCACTGTATCAACCTTTGATACGTACTAAGTATACCAATAAGAAAGTAGCAGCTAATAATGCTATGGCTAATCTCATGGGCAATATCATGGGCAAGGATAGAGGTAACGTACAAAGACTCAATAAGAATGAGAAGGCTCTGCTACAAGAGATGTTTGCTTATAGCAACATGCTTGACCAAGTAGCTAAGGAATCTATTAATGCTGAAGGTAAAGTAGACCCAGCACTAATGGAAGCCAAACTCGTAGAAGCTGAGGTAGAAGAAGTATCTAACATAGTAGAAGAGATCGAAGCTAAAGAAAAGGCTACCATCAAAGAGAAAGCTACTCTACGTAAAGCTAAGATTGAAGTTAAGGCCATAGAACAAGAAGCTAAAGCTGTAACTAAAGAGGTAGCTGAGTCTCCTAAGTTTAATGTTGAACCAACTGTAGACCTAGAGCAAGTTGCACAACCAGTAGCACAAGAACAAGCTCCTCCAACTATAGAGATGGAAGAAGTACAGGCTTTACTTGAAGAGGAAGCAGTCACTGAAGCACCTTCACCTACTCCTAGACAAACTGATGGAGAGAAACTAGCTAAGTATCGAGCTATGAAAGAAGAGCATGACGCTGGTGGAGCAGAGATGACACCTACTCAACTCAGAGTCCTTCGTAATATTGAAACTCGTATAGCTAATAAAGGCAAGATAGCTAAACCTAAGGTTAGTCCTCTAGAACAAGAGGCTGTCGATGCTGCACGTAAAGATCTAGAAGGACAAGATCCAGACGTAGAGACTGGCATAGACTTCATGGTAGATGAAAGTGCTGCTGAATGGGAAGGACAATCTCTAAAGAATCTACAATGGTTCCTGACGCAGTCATTAGTTAAGCATCCATTGTATCATGGTACATTCTCAGATAACTTTAATGTAATTGATTTAGATATGGGTGAGCTAGGATTCCATGTAGGAACTAATGCTGCCGCTATCGCTCGTGTGTCCAGTCAAGCTAGTACTAGAGCCATGTCTGGTTTCTACTCTACTATGGAACAAGCATTAGAAGAGGCACGTATCATGCCTTTGGCAGTCGATATTAGAAACCCATTCCCTATGGCTGACTTGAATCACTTCGCTAATCCTGATGTTCTGTTAGACGAGATAGCTAAACAGATGCAAGCAGACCCTGAGCTGGCTCCTCCTACACTACTGTTTAAAGTAGAACAAGCAGCAGCTGATTACCTCAAGAAACTACATGCCATTGAAGCAGAGCAATATACCGTAGACGAAATAGACATGGTTAGATGGCAAGAACTAGAAGATAGTATCGAACCATTAATGAAGAAGCATACTGCTACTATCCGTGAGGCTCTGATAGACGCTGGATTTGATTCAGTACAATATGAGAATGCTAGTGAAGATGCAGGTAACACATCCTACATAGTTCTTAAACGAGAGAGTGTTAAACACGCTGCTCAAAATACTGGTGCCTTTGATCCAAGAGATCTTGATATTAATAAGAAGGAAGGTAAGGCTACTTTAGGAATGTCTAAGGGTGATAGAATCAAAGCTAAGAATATGCTTGCTAAGATACAGAAACAACTAGACTCCGCTGGTGTTAAAGTAATAACAATAGAAGATTGGAAGAATATTCCTAGATGGATGAATGGTGAGTTCAATCGCATACTAGACTCAGGTGACCTGACTAAGATCTATCGGACACGCGGTGCAGTTAAACAGAATGAAGTAGTACTGATGTTAGACAACATACCTGATATAGCACAATTCCAAAAGACTTTGTTCCATGAAGTCATTGGTCACTACTCTATGGAAACAATGTTCGGTAACAACTTTAATAACTTCCTAGATAAAATAGCAGGCAACAAACGTAATGATGTTCACCTGAAACGAATCGCTGGTATTTATAATGCAGACCTTACTACACTAGAAGGCAGACGCCTTGCGGCCAAAGAATATATAGCTAAGATGTCTGAGACTAATGACAATCCCTCTATGGTTAAGATGGCTGTAGCTTGGGTACGTCACCAACTTCGTAAGATGGGCATAGCAATTAAAATAAGTGAGAACGATATTAGAGCGTACATCTCTAAGGCTGCTAATCGTTTTGAGAAAGGTAAATTAGACAGAAGAGATAGTTATAGTAATCAAGAGATCATGCACGCTCTGGCAGAGAATGCCCCAGATAGAGCTAAGTTCGTAGAGGCTACCTCTATCGTAGACGCACTCGTTGAGGGTAATATGAACGAAGCTTCAAAGCAACATAGAAGTTCGTGGCAGAAGAGAGTAGACCAAGGAGTTAGATACATCACTGACTTGGGTGGACATAACTGGACAGTCTTGAAAAAGCTACCAGATACTCCATCATTCAAAGCATTACGTAATAACTTACAGGCTAACATTCTATACTACGATAAGACTTCTAAATTTCTTAATGAGAAGTTTAAGACTATACCTCAAAATGAAAAGGATGCAGTCATTGACTATGCTACTGATCCAACCGGCAATATTGAAAACGTACCTATGGAATTAAGAGAGGCTACTATACTTGCTCGTGAAACTATAGACAAGTTAGGACAAGCACTAGTAGATCAAGGTGTACTAGACCGTGATACTTACAACAGTAACAAGGGCAAGTATTTGCCTCGTCTGTATCTGTACTTCCTTACTGGTGATACCAATGCGATTACTGGTACTGGTGGTTCTAAAAGATCTATCATGTCATTCCTTAAAAGACGTAAGCTCGGTGACTCTAAAGAAGACCAAGAAATCAGAGCAATGCTTGGCGAGATCAAGGATCCTGAGTTCTTATTCAGTCATGCTATTTCTACTATGGGTAGAGATGTAGCCATCGGTAATTACCTGACTGCACTTAAAACTTTCAGTGACCATCAGAAAGACAAAGGACAAGTAGAGAACTGGATATTCCCTACTGACTGGGTCGAAGTAGATGGAAAGAATATGTCCCTCTGGTATCTAGAAGATGAGTTAAATAAACTCAGAGAGAATGTATTGAAGTACGATGCCAATCCAGAAACCATAGCACAGATTAATAAGTATCAAGATGTTCTTACTGAGGCTAGACTTGCTGAAGAACAACTACAAGTTGATATGGGTTTATATAAGCGTATACCTGAGGACAAGAAGAAGTATGGCATGTTAGCGGGTCTCTCTATACGCAAAGAGATCTACGATGATATGGTAGGTAATGCTTCTATGGTAGCCCAAGACCAAAGTGCAGCTGAGAAGATACTCGGAGAGAAGGGAGCTATGACTACCTTCCAAAGACTATGGAAGAGTACTAAGACTGTACTTAATCCTCCTGCTCATGCACGTAACTTCGTAGGTAACTTAATCAACTTCGATATCTCTACTAATACTAGTATGGCTAAAGTAACCGGTATGGTAATGGAAGAGATGAAGCATATGTTACATGCTTGGAAGACCGGCACTGAAAATACTAGTAAGTGGAATGAGATTGCTATTCGTCATGGTGTACCTAAGAGTACCTTTACTGCCCAAGAAACTATTGAGGCTAAGCAAGAATACATTTACAAACTAGAGAAATCAATAGCTGAATTTGAAGAGAACAATGGTAAGAAGATGGGTAAGTTAGGCTTGCCTATGATGATGACTGGAGCAATCAAACTGAATGAGTTCATGGGTGCTGCCTATCAGGGATCTGAGACTCTCTTTAAGACAGCTAAGATACGTGACTTCATACAGAACTGGGAGAAGCTGACAGGCAAGTCTTTCGATACACTGGAAGCTAATGAAAAGCTACGCATTGAGGCTGAGGCTGTTAATGAAGCTAACCATTGGATCTTCGATTACTCTATGGTACCTAAGTCTATTAGATACTTGCGTAACGCACCAATAGGTGCTCCATTCATTACCTTCTCTTATCTTGCTTTACCTCGTGTTATGGAGGGAGTAGCTAGACATCCACAGAAGTTTATTAAATATGTTGCACTACCTTATGTGCTAGCTCAAGCAGCTATGGCTGGTAATGACATAGACGATGAAGAACTAAAGAAGTGGGAAGCTTCTCTTCCTGAATTCATGGAAGATAATATGAGCTTCTACATACTTCCTTGGAAGGACAGTGATACAGGTGAGATACATACTGCTAACTTCGGTTACTACTTCCCTTGGGAACCTTGGACTAAATTACTCTACAAAGATATCTATCAGGCTGCTACTACGGATGAGAAAGAATTCGATGCAGTTAGATCTTTAGGTAACCTCGGTATACTCAGTGGTCCTCTGCCTGATACTCTCATTGCCATGAAGAGTGGAGTAGATACTTTCACTGGACGTCCTATTAGTAATGAGTATGATACTGACAGCAAGAGATTCCTAGATAAGTTAGCTTACATGTATAACATGGCTGCTCCTCCTATCATTGGTACTGGTATGATTACTAAGGCAGCTGACCTAATAGGTGGAACCATTGATCCTAGAACAGGACACCCAGCTGAGAATGCTTGGACTACAGTTCCTAGATTGGCGGGTGTTAACGTCTACAAGACTGATACACAAGAGTCAGCTAGAGCCAGAAGAGGACACCTTAAAGCCAAGGTAGAGAGACAAAAGTCTCACAACAGAAAAGAATTGCGTGATGCTATACGTCAAGGTAAGACACCTGAACATCTAGCCAACCTGCGTAAGACACACAGAGAGCTAGTTAAAGCAAGACAAGACATACTTAAACGTTACAACAGAAGACTACGAGGAGAAGGATAATGGGCATGGAAGATAACGCATGGCACTTAGACAAGAGAGTACCATTAGCTTTAATAGTAGTCATAGCTCTACAGAGTGCAGCCTTTGCCTATGGGTATGGACAACTGTCACAAAGAGTAGAAGATAATTCAGATGATATCACGGCTATCAATACTGTCATACCTAGACTGGTTAGACTGGAAACATTAATGGAAGGTGTACATAGTACCCTACAAGAAATTAAAGTAGATCTTAGAACGTATAATGATCAGAGGAGAGAACGATGAGCACACCTTCACCTTGGAAATATTTCTCTATGGAAGAGTTACGATGCTCTCACTGTGGGGAGATGCGCATGAAAGATGACTTCATGAAGAAGATAGTAGACTTGAGAGAAGTCGTAGGCTTTCCTTTTATAGTTACTAGTGCTTACAGATGTCCCTTGCATAACTACGCTGTATCTGGTAGTGGTATGTCTGGTCCTCATACTACAGGCAGAGCTATAGATATAAAGTGTAGGAGTGAACAAGCTTTAGTATTGCTTTGTAATACTTTAATGCGTGACTTCACTGGTATTGGAGTAAGTCAAAAAGGCAGACATAGTAATAGGTTCATTCACATTGATGATCTAGAAACTAGAGTTGAGATAAATAGATACCGTCCTAACATCTGGAGTTACTAATGACTATCGGAGATTTCTTTACTAAACACAAAGGCGTAAGAAGACTTACGTTGTTATGGATGGTGATACTCATCACAGCAGTAACTATTAAAGTGTTCTGGTTTCCACCAGCAGGACCTATGTTGAGTGCATTGTACTTGGAGTTACTTGGATTGATGACAATAGTAATAGGGTTCTATAATTATACGAGGGGTAAGGAAGATGCTTCCAGTGGGGACAATACTTAAATCATTAGGTAAAAGAATAGGCGGGCCAGTATTAATCTACATTACTATAGCTGCTTTCCTGGGTATGGGCGGTACATTTATTTACGTTAAGTATTTAAAGGATAAGAATTTGAATTTGCTACAGGCCGTAGCTGGTTTGAATGGAGCACTAAGCTCTTCTGAGGACGAGAACACGATGTTGCGTTCTGAATTGGAGTATCTAGATTACATGCTGACTCAGCAGAGACTAGGATACGATGTGATAAATAAGAAGGTTGATCTTAAAATTGGGGAGATTAGTAATGAAGAGGATGTTAATGATTACATTAATCGCTCTGAGTTTAACCGCTTGCAGCAGTGGTAAAACTGTTGTAGTGGTAGAGACAGAGTACGTTCTCCCTGCCTCTTCACTATTAGAGACACACTCTAGACCCACCCTGCTAGGTAGATCTAAGAATGCATTGATGACTTTCATAGAGCAGTTGAAGGGCTCTGTGATGAAATACGAAACCGATAAAGACTTACTTAGACAGTGGAAAGACCAGCATCAGAGTGAGTAAAAACGGTTAAGTCCTTGTTTCTTTTTTCTGCATAAGAGATAGCTCGATCTACTTCGCTGTCCTCGGTACCATCAGTCAAGATGATTACCCTATCAGCATTATCAATGATCTGCTTATTTCTCATGAAAAAGAATCTTGGTACGAAAGCTAATCTAGGATCAACTAAATGCCAAGGTTTAAATAGTACGTAGTCTGTGAGAGTAGACTTACAGTACACAACTACTCCTTCCTGAACTCCCACGGCTCCACCAACTAAGAACACTAGTGGTTCATTAGTTTCTAAAGTGTGTAAGTCAGTGAGTACGTTAGTTACCCACACATCATCCCTGAGGCTACGGCTACCAATAATTGCTATTTTAATAATAGTTCTCCTTATAAATTAAAAGGGTACCAGTTCCATTTGTTCGTGATACGCTTCCATAAGATGACGAACAGCAGCTGGAATTCTAAGACGAGATGTAATGCCTGTCTTTCTATCCTCTACTGTTACGGTTGATTCATTGGCTGAGTTGATATTAAGATCTACGATCTTCTTACCTTTAAGGTCACGCCAATCGAAGTCACTTGCTTTTAGTCCCATAATTATTCTTCCTCTTTTTTGTTTTGTTTAGATGCAGCTAATGATCTAAGCTTACCGAAACCATAGTGACCTAATTGATCTTTCTTTGCACCGTTAGCCTTGTGAGGCTTGCACATTAAACAACCAGCTCTTCTATTCTTTGGTCTCTTACGCTTATGATTCATATGACTACTCCTCTTAATGTAACGGATAAGAAATGTTATCTATCTCTTTATCCCAACAAGCACGACAGGTGTCACACTTATTATTTTGGTTATATGCAGGACACTCGAAACCCTCATACCCAATCCCATGCTTATGAACCGTGCTAGTATGAGTAGCACTCTTAGGAACCATACCATTCACTTTAGTTCCCGATAGCCTTATGACTAGGTTTTTAGGTAGCAACCCATAGTCGTGTACCAACTTAGCTTCCTTCGTAGGAAGCCAGTGCTCGATCTGTGGGGTCTGTTGAGCCACCTCAATTATAGCATTTAGAGTCTTCTTGGAATCCAAGTCTCCTGCGTCAAACCATCTATGATAGGGCTCACCTGTCTTAGCATGAGCCTTCTCAATCTGATAGACCATAGAGTCTATCCATTCTTCCTTATCAGCTGTCCTTAGCTTCTCCATGTTGTTCTCATAACCTTTCTTCACTGAAGGTCTAAAGCTCGCTATCCTACGAGCATAACATTTACTGCATACAGTTCCTTCTATTACCGCCAGTTTAGATCCAGTCTTACATTGAAATGGATCAACGGCAAAGCTACTCCCTGGCATCTTCGTATTTGCAGTAGATATCTTCCCTGCTATCCTCTGTGCTTGTGCTATACTTTTAACTTCCATACTATTCCTCAATTATAGGGACATCTAACCACTCTGTCCAGCCTAATTCAATAGGTGTCGTAGTAGAACTATCCCTATGAACAGTCTTAGTTCTAAATTGTAGAACTTTCTCATCGTCCTTTTGTTTGAATCTTAATTCAATCATACTATTCCTCTTCTGTCCCTCTATAAATTTCAGCAAAGACTTCCCTGTCTAGCCTCACCCAAGCGGCACAACGATCCATCTCTGGCCCATCAGATTCTTCTAAAGATTTAGTGTATGCTGTAAAGGAATCTTCACAGAATTCATTTTCCATTGTTAGATAAGCCTTAGTGAATCTATGAGGTTTTGTCATAACGTGTCCTTACATATCTAGGATGTCTGAACTTACCATTAGCAGTTAGCGTCATGCAATCCACTTCAATGATAGTTCCTACCTCTACAGGATTCTCCCTGTGGTTATCAGTTAGACCAGTACCTACCTTACCTTTCTCGGTATAGTAACCACCGAGTCTGCCTAAGTTCCTTCCTTTACCATCATAATAACCTAGCACTTCCACATCATAGGTTTCCTTTGGCTTGACCTTTAGCCATCTGTCTCCTTGTCGTAGCACTAATCCTTCATATCCATTGCCTATAGCTACTTCCATTTCTTCCTTGATATACTCTGCTCCTGGGTCTAGGGTATCAGCTACAAACAACCTTTCATCGTAGAACTCTCCTAGCTCATAAGCTTCCTCTGGGAAGATGTCATCAGCATCTACTGTACGTACAGCTGTGATGGTCTTCTCCCAGTCTCCACAATATATCTCGTAGTCTCCATCCTCTAACGCAGACAATCCATGTAACAGTTTACCTGCTCTGGATACTGCAATACCATCCTTAACGAAAGCTCTGACCCCGTCTATCTTGAGAGTAACCTCCCAATTGCCTTTCAGGTCGTTGCCTTTCCATAAAGTTGCTTTAATATAATCGGACATATACTACTCCTCTTTTTGTTCATACGGTGTACGTGTTATCACCTCAAGCAATCTACCACTACCTTTACATGTATAACAAGTAGTTATACCAGTTACCTCATATAGTCCTTGGTGATAATCAACCAATTCCTCGCGAGGCCATTTACCTTTACCATTACATTGGGTACATAATATTATCTCACTCATAATAAACTATATTAGATGGTGCTCCTTCGTCACCTGCTGTATCGTATGTAGTTACATATACATATCTAGGGTAAGATGTTGCAAACGTGTATCTGTTTGTTTGTACGTCATCGAGAACAGTGAACCATCCATTGGCGTATGTACTGGTGTATATCTTGTATCCACCTATCTCACTCAATGCTAATGGCGAACCATCCTCTCTAACTGCTGGAATGTCCCAGCGTATATCACCTCCTTCATCTGCTGTAATTAATGAAGCATCATCAGGACCACTAGTACATCCTAACACAAATACAATTAAAAGTAAAGCTATAGTTTTAAACAATTTCACATGCACCTCCAGTACAAGCATACTCTTGAGACCCAGTAGTATTATCTGTGTCTTCATATTCAGATAACTCTGACCAATCTACACCAACAGGCATAAGAGACACACAACAATTATATATGTCCTCAGCTGTACTGATTAGAGTGCCATCGTCATCAAACTCACCTAAGATATCTTGATAGGGTGCTTGTACATAAGTACCGCCATCAAAAGGAAGGAAGCTTACACCGGATAGTATATCAAAGTTCTGATCTACCCAAGCTAATACTTCTGTCCATTCAGTATCCTTAACGTATACTGTGATACTAGGTTTATGTTCACACCAATGCATCTGATAAGTCTTCCACAATTCAAGCTGTTGAATGGCTGATCTATCATCTCGATAGATGCTACCCTCTGGAGCTTTAATAGGGAAACTGAATATCCAAGTAGTGTCTTCCTTACCTATGGCATCCTCATGAGGGAATCCTTTGTCAACCATAAGCTGAGCTAATGGATCCTTCTTGTCTGCCCTGACTGTTCTTATGTAGTAAGGGGCGTGACGAGGATGAATACCAGAGGCTGAATCCACCAGTTGTGACACAGTACCAGAAGGCTTGACGCAAGTAACTGCTGCCGCAGGATTGATACCAAACTTCTTGGCCCATTTCTCATTTGTTTTAACAGCGACATCTTTTAATTCCTCCAACCATTTAGGTAACAATTGTTTTGCACTAGGTACTCCTTGATCTCCTTTTTGTTCTCCACTTAACACAGGATGATCCATGATCCCCGTTAACGAAATCCCGAGTAGTGCTTCGTCTTCAGTGTTTCTACGCCAAGCTGGTCCCAAGTATCTGAACTTAGTCTGAGTCGCTTGAGCAGTTCCAAGTATGGCAGCAAATCTAGCCTTTCTTTTAAGGTCAGTAAGGGTATCCTCTGCTCGAACCACGACCTCACTAAGGTTACAGAATTGCTTCGATCTAAGGACAATCTCACTGCACGGATTACAGCCATAGTCTTTGTAGTCACTCTCCTTTCTCCTTTCAGTCAAGAGACTAATAGCAGCCTCACGATTAAAGATACCTCTCTCTCCACTGTAGCTTCTAATCAAAGCATTCCACTCATCAATCAAGACTGTAGTACTAGGCTTCTCATCATAAGCTATAGAGTTATTAGCTAAGGAACGCTCAGGATGTACATGATTCCAGTGTAACTGGTGATCCTTCTGTAGTTGCTCTGACTCCCAGTCACCTAGCTCTACTATCAGAGAACGTTCACCATACGGTTCATCATTCACTATGACAGAATACTTACGCTTGGTCTCTCCTTTCTTATCTGGCTCAGTATAACCTAGCAAGGTGTATTCTGATACAGTGAAAGGACTCTTAGCTGTACGCATCAATGGGTCATTCAAGTCACTCAAGCTAATTAAAGCTGATCTTCTTACACCCCCTACGACTACTATCTCTGCAACCTTACACATCAAATCATGTACTGCTATAGGAGGTAGCTTCTGTCCTGCAAATCTACGGAAAGTATTTGTTACGAACTTAAAGAGATCGACCAATGGTTCTGGCCCACTTGCTCTTCCACCAAAAGTCTTGAGCCTTGATCCAGCAGGACGAACTTTCGATACATCCCATTTGGGGACTTGACCTTGATACAACAACGAGATAAGTTCCCGCAACGATTTACTCCATCCAGATTTAGAATCTGGTACAACGATTGTCGTGTCAGAATCATGAAAGTCCTCCGTAATGGTAGGAAGTCTATCGACATACTTACTTTCACAGGAGAAACCTACTCCAGTACCACACATGAGAACATACATAGCCTCATCGAATACTCTCTGGTAATCTGCTGCTACGTAAGCACAATTATATCCAGCTACATTGTCCCTCTCTAGGGCTGGACCTGCTGTCATTAAGGCTCTCATAGAACCAACAGCACCTAGATTTAAGTACTCCTTCTCTATATCTTTCCATTCTTTATCTTTCTTGAGGAAAGGAAACTGCTTCTCGAAGTGAGCAAAGTATCGTCTTACACTCTCATCGAAAGACTCTCGTCTCTTCGCCTCATCCAACCAACGAGCATATTTACTTAAAGCAATATAGTCTTGGTAAGGTGTAGGTAAATTCATTTATTCTCCTTCTTATCAAACCATGCATTAATTTGTTCCATCATATCTTCTATTCCTTTTGCTGTATTCCATCTAGATCCTGCGTGCCTTTGAAAGGCCCACTTATGAGACCAAGGACTATATACAAAATAAACACTTCTATGATGAAAACGTAGAAAGCCTCTCTTAAAAGGATGAGCAATTTTACCTAGCTTTTTAAATTTCTTAATGGCATTATTGGTGCGTTTCTTGTCTCCTTTTTCATAAGTAGTGCGTAGTTTATGAATCGGTTTCATCGTAGTGATCTCCGTCATTACCGTTCTGTGAAATGATATCTATACGACTCAACTTAATGGTATAGTAATTACATCTATCGTATCCGCTGCAAGGAAGATGGTTCAGTCCATTACGTAATCCTATGTTGTAACACTGATCTCCTTTATTGTGAATACATTTCTGATATCTTATTCCCATTACCTTCCCTCATAATAAGCTTTCTTCATAGACTTATACCAAGACCTACGACAAGACTTAGTTAGTTCTATTGTAGATGTCCTGATAGGTACGCTGATTGCTGGTCCCTCCGGACCTATATAAAGCTTAGGCCCTTCTTGAATATTGATTTCTTTATAAGCAGTGTCTGGTATACCAGGTATTTTGTAAGCTGCTTTTCTTAATTGTCTAGCCGATTGGCCTCTCATAACCATCCCTCCTCATCATCATCATCGTAATCCATAACAAACTGTGGGCTTTTCCAAGCACTGTCGAAGTCATCCATCTTGTCGAGCATCTGTGCTCTAAGATTACCTACGAGTCTAGCATCTCCAAATTTATCTCTATCTACATAGTCATAAGCAGTAGACTCAGATCTTCCTGGTTTGTTAATCCAATAAAACTTCTTCTTAATCTCTAAGAAGACTGCCTTACTTTCAGTACTATATAAATCATAGTTCATATTAAACTCCTTCGATCAGTTTCTCCAAGTTCTCTTTGATGCGTTTAGCTGTTACCTTCTCAGCACTGGCCTCATTAAGATCTTTAGTGGCCTTAGTTATACGACCAGTAGCTGACTCTTCATCCATTTCCTTAGATACAATCAACTTATCTAGGTCGTTAATAGTCTTAGTGAATCCTTTAACTACATTCTTAAGTGTTAGGTTAAACATATTATCTCCTATTATATTTATTGTAGGCAATACTCAAGTGCGCAGGGAAGGATGCCAAAGCATTGTCCCCATACTTTCTAGAGCGTAACCTGCGCTCTTTAAATTAGTAGCAGTGTAACTACTACAATTGTTATTAATGTTATTCTTTGTGCTTTACTCATTCTGATTCTATCGCCCATCTATGCATAGCACTCATAACTATCTCTTCAATATCCTTAATCAATAAGTTCTTAGGCACATTGCATGGGTAGCCATCAGGTAACTGTGCTTCTAGTTCTTCATGTAGAATCTCTACGAACTGCGAGGCATTATTATTTGTCATTTTTCTTTGTTCTCCTAGATACTTTAGGTATTTTATAAGTAGCCGGAAGAGATATAGTTCTTGTCTCCACTGTTGGAATATAAAGTCTGTTTTTATTATAGAGCCATTGCTTAGGATCTGCTACTATTCTGTATGCAGTTCTAAATGGTGGCCTATACACTGACACTAGCAAATTACCAGGGTACTTCTGGAGATGTGCAATCAATTGCTTAACTGTTAATCCTCCTCCAGACATATTACTCTTCGGTTATCTCTATTGATTTAGTATGGTTGACGTTAATAATCACAGAAGGAAGCTCAGTATCACCTTTGTATAAAAGTAATAGGTTCTCTTCCTCTACACTAAAACCTATAGAGGTCACTCCTTTATAGCTCTTAGTGTGATACTCACCAGCAAAGCTGATGTCTATCTTATGAGGCTTAGCTAGCTCATGGCTAGTAATCTTGGTCACCTGATTCATAATCATTTTTCCTGTGCTTATTGCGTCTCTTGTACGCTTTCTTGTTATGCTCTACCTTATGGCCGAAAGGTAATTCTCTATCGAATAATGCCTTAGCATAAGGGTTACGTCTTTTAGTTTTACGGGACAAACCATGGCGGTGCGTCATCCTCCTCTTCCTCTATGTCTGCGAATTTAATTCTGTTTAATTCAATGTAGTCACTCAAGTACTCCACCAAATCTTCAGTGGAAATACCTAAGATGTCTACCAGTTCATCAGGATCGTAGTTTTCTTTAATACGTTCCTTAAGTTCTTCTAGTAGTAATGGCATCAATACTCCTTGGCTAATCTGCCTAGTGACATTGTGTTGTAGTCAAAGCGATTAGGTGAGTACATATCCAACATAATCACTCCCCTCCAGTAGTCAGTCTTACTTCCTAAAGCATAGTCATCTACATGTTCAAAGAAACAACCAACGTTTAACGCTTGGTTGAAATGCTTAGCTCCATGTCTATGTTCACCATCAATCTTAAGCTCATGAGTATGTCCAAAGACTACTGAATGTGCGTGCATCTGTAGACTTGTAGTCATAACACGCATACCTCCAGCAGGTTTGTTCATCTTGTTCATCGGTATATGAGTAAACCCTACTTCGTTAATGTAGTGGTATGATCTATAGGGGATGAACTTAAAGCCTCTTTCTTTAAGGCGGAGGGCAGCACGGTAATCCAAAGTGCCAATAAGCTCAGGATTATAATCCAAATACCTACGTTCTCTCTCTTCATGATTTCCCTCTATGTAAATTAGCTCAGGTTTATACTGGGCTTTCTTGCTTCTCTTCTTAGTTTTATTGTACGCATTCACTGGTCCGAACATAAGATCCAAGGCTTCATTACCTGCTGCAATCTCAGCGGCGTAGCGTAGTCCTTCCATCTTAGCTCTCTTGTCCCTGTCCCAGTTACTGAAACAGTGCATACTCAAGAAGTCACCTATCATCACTATGTGAGTAGGACGTTGTTCCAGTATATATTTACCTAAAGCTTCGAACCTACTTAAGTCTTGTGTGTCATCTACGTGACAATCTCCTACTACTAGGACTCTCTCTTTGCTCATAGAAAATATCCTTTTGATTCAGTAGCGCCTAGCAATTCCTCTATTGGAAGATCTGATCCTCCCATAGTTACAATAGGAGGAGATCCATAATATGAACCGGTTCCAGTAGTCCATGTAGAAGTAGGGTTAGATGATGATCCAGGTACCTGCGTATTTAGAAGTGAAAGCGATGCATCAACAGTAATTACTGTACACTCCACTCCATCTATCACATCCAGTATAATAAGAGGTACAAACCTAACATCATAATAAGCTTGTCCAACAGCAGGCATTTGTTGTAACTGTTTAAAATATGACGCTGCCGCTTTGGCTATTGCTATTTGCACACCCACTTGCGTGTCATTTGCATCCCTTCCTTCCACTACGTATTGTTCTTTTACTTGTATCATTCGTCTTGGCCTCCGAAATATCCCTGTGTCCATAGCCACATCTTAAGATTCTCCATTGCACCTATGAGTTTCATTCGTGACTCAAAGTCAGTATGTGCCATGAAAGTATCTTGTCCTTTCAATCCAATGATAAGAACATCATCTAGATCCATCTCACTTAGAGTCTGGAGTAGGTGTTCTTTATCATCTTCTAATACGCCAAACTTACCACGTACTACGTTGTCTTTTTTCTCACTCATCTTTAGTCTCCTTCTCTTTAACATCGAGACCTAACTCTTCTATCCATTCATCTGGTATACTCTTGATGGCATATTTAAATCCATTCTTATCACACCAGTCTGTGTATCTAGACTTAGCTCCTTTGTACAACTTTTGATTGCTATAGAAAACAAATCTTATATCCAAATCTGGATGCTGTTGTCTTACGTCAAGGTGCTTACGTCTATCTTCACTGTCGAATAAACCTTTAGCTTCGATAACTATCTCTTTACCTTCAGCTCCTTTAAGAACAAAGTCGGGCTTGTACTTTCTGACCTGAGTATACTCTAATGTGAGTTTCTCGTACTCAGAAGGTACGCCCTTCTCTGTTATTTCATGTTGGATCTTAGCTTCGAAGTTACTTCTGAACTTGTGTATCTTCGATCTTGCGTATCGCTTGGCCTGATAAGTTTTTCTTGAGCCACTCTTCCGCCGTGATCCCTTGCTCTTTGATGTCCTCACTGACATATGATAATGTTCTCGCTAGTTCGTTGTGTCTGCCTAGAGCATCGTCATAATTAGTGTATCGTTCCATATAAAGCTCGCTGTATTCCCCTTTGAAAAATAACATAGTCTCAAAGAGGACAGGTTCAATTGGTTCATAAGTAAAGCTATGATCCAATCCTAAGAATACAGTAGACAAGAACAGAACTCTATCCCCTAGTTCAATGTAATCTTTAGCTACTATTTTCTCAGGTGGGTGGGTTTCTAACCATTCAGCCCACTCTAATACTGTAGCAGTGTGGACTACATGGTCCTCGTCTATTGTATAATAATCACTCATCTAATTGTACCTCCGGTACCTTAGGTTCTCTGGTGATGTTAGAAAAGTACACTGGCTTACCACTGTACACAAACATTCTCAAGCCTTTGCCTCCATTAGCATCAGTCCAACAAGTCTTCTTGTAGTCACAATAACTGCACTCCATAGGGAGACACATGTTACCTGACTTACCGAAAGGCTTATCTTCAAATGCTCTATGAGGAGGAGTAGGTGCTTCAAGGTGTTCAATGAAGTCTTCCCAGTCAGGCAAAGCTAAAGCTAAGTCTGTCTCATGAGGTTGGTGCAGTACTAGTGTACCATTCTGCTTGTCTATCACTAAGAACCCTACGTCTTCGTGTTCTCCCTCATGAAAAGCATAGCCAGCCAGCTGTGATAAGTACCCGAAAGGATCATTACCTACTAGTGACTCTCCTTCAAACTTCTTGAAGGCATATGAACTGGCAGACTTGGCATCCACTACAGTTCCATCAATTTTAAAATCCATTCTACCACGTAGCTTCCAGCCATTAGGTAGTTCTATTTCACATGTCTTTTGTTCATCTGTTACCTCATGCCCTGCTGTTTTAATTAACAGGATAAGAAGTTCTTCTAGTATATCTCCGTATAAGAATTTGATTTTGTTGTGAGGTTGAAGCTTAGACCTAGGCATACCCTTTAGATTGTACCATAAGGAACGGGTGCAAGGTTTACCAAACTCACTGAAGTAAAGTACCTTCTCCTTACGTACCTTAGTACGAGGAGTTAGTGCTCTGACCACAGCTTCCTTTACATTCTCACCAAATTGTTGGACAGCCGCCTCAGATATTTCGATTTCATTACCTGAGATGACATCATCCAATACTTCATAGATATCTTCAACTACAGTATTAACACTTTTAGTCATAGATACCTCTGTTTACTTATGCTTCTGACAAACCGCTGTCAGCTAGCTCACCATTCAGATACTTAGTAGCAATCTCAATATCTAGATCACCTGTAGTATACGCTTCGATACGTCTAGCTACATTGATTACTGTATCAGTCAGGTCATCCTTGCCTAAGCCTTCCATTTGATCCTTAGTCATTGCCATAGCCAATACTTCACGAGCATTAGTCACAGCATTCTGACGTATGATAGAACGTTGGCCGTCCTTTACATCAATAGGAAAACCACCACGAGAGTAGGCTTTAGGAGCTGCTCCAGCTGCTGCTGGGGCTGTACCTCCACCACTACCTTCTTTACGGATAGCACCTTTAATATTCTTAAAGGCTCCCTTCTCTACGAACTCAAAGGATACTGTATCACCTCTGGCTACTCCACTAAAAGCATTATAAGAGCTGTACCAAACATCGTCAATCATTAGACCTCTGCTGTCCTTACGTACTGCACCTACTACGCCACTTACATTTCCCATATAGATCTCCTCTTAGGGTTTGTTGTTAAAGTTCTCACTCTGTACTTATAGTATATCACCATGTGTACAGAATGTCAACACTTATTTGAAATCTTTTTCAAATTCTTTTTCTACCATGTGAGTAGACACCCGTTTGATGTCTTCACTAGGTATACCTTTCTTTGTAATGTCATCATGAATACATGATGCATTAGTTCTATCTGTTTGTCTCCAGAAATGAGTACCCATAACTGCTTTGCCTTTCATAACACCAGCGGCTGGGAGGTAATAGCCTACCATTCTGTCGTGCATGAAGTACATGGTAAACTTTGAAGTCTCCATCATCAGAGTCTTAGTGCCATAACCAGGCTGGGAATATGTTCTATACGATTTAATTTTAAGTGTCACTTGACATCTCCTATTTTTCATGATATAATAAGTATGTCCCGTCAGGGATATACAGTGTTGTTATTTATTCTTCTTCAGCATCTTTTTCTTATATGATGCATAAAAAGCTGCTGCATTGTGGGTAATAGGCACAGCAATCGCAGCTTCCTGTTCTTCCTCGGCTTCCTTTGCGTGTTCTATAACACTAGTCTCAGGTACAAGGTACACCTTGACTGCATGATAACCTCTAGCTCTGCTCTGCTTTTCAGCATCTCTTCTCCTTGACCATACCCACTTCTGACCTGTTGCAACACTCGCTGGTTTTAATTCTCCATAAGAATCAATCATTCCATACATCTCCTTCATGTTAATACCTCTAATACTTTCATCTTATTAGCTAGTAACCAAATCCCACCTTGTGACTCAGGTCTTTCATAAAAAGTATAGTCCAATACTTCGACCTTAGCCCACACCCTGCCCTTCTCAGACAGGTGAGGAGCTTTCTTTTCTAGAGTACAATGCCACCCTGTTCTAGGAGTATACCCTTTAGTTGGGTGTGACTCTGCATATAACCATTCATCTACAGCTATACGTTGTCTTCTATTTATAAATAAAGGTCCTAGCGTACCGTCCTTACGTAACTTAAATAATTTATAAGCTTCCATTTAATCTCCTTGGTCCTTCCAGTTAGGGCCATAAGTAATGTCTACCTTCAAAGGTAAATCAAATTTAAAACCATATACTTCTTTAAGTATCTGTGGTGCATCTTCCATTATCTCTTGTATCATAGCAATAGCACCGCCTAATACATCCTCATGAACATCAAAAATAATTGAATCATGTACTGTATTAATCATTAGGCACTTATCTCTAAGGATAGGATCTTCTTTCAAAGCTCTGAACAATTTACCTATAACAGTAGGTACTACATCACCAGTAGCAAACCCTTGTACAGGATAGTTATTAGTTTGAGTAGGTGTGAAAGAAGTAAGTTTACCTGTAGCAGCTATCAACCAAGGGAATGAATCATTCTCTAGAAATACATACTCTCTACCAGTTAAAGATTTATATACACCTCTACCTCTAGGTCTGCCCTTAGGAGTCTTAGTTTTATCTAGAACTCTAGACATCTTAACCTTAGTCATGACATCTTTATTCCACTCTTTAACTCCAGGATACCTATCGAAGAAGGCATCAATAATTGTCTTGGCTAATGAGGTAGGGATACCTGCATTCTTACCTAATGTTTTAGCGCCACCACCATATACTAAACCAAAGTTCACAGACTTAACGACGCGACGCTTCTCTTTATCTGTTAGATGAGAAGGAAGTAGATGCGCTACCTTGTTAAAGGTTTCATCGTGCATGTCTCTTCCATGCTTCAAGTCGTCAATAAGTTGACGGTCACCAGAGAGGAAAGCTAAAGCTATTACCTCAAGCTGTTTATAATCAGCCTCAAGTATAACACCTTCATCTCCCCATCTAGATACAAACATCGTCTTGACTTTAGACTTAGAACCAGTGCTTACATTCTGTAGGTTAGGTTCATTCTGACTTAGTCTTCCTGTATGAGTAGCAGTATGATTAATATTCTGATGTAGGAATCCATCGTCATGTATCAGGTTAGGTATTGATTCATAATAAGCACTAAGCTCCTTGCTCATTGCTCTCTTCTGCTGAATCAACTTACAGAACTTAGTTACATTATCAGTAGGGTGATGGTCAGCAATAATTGCTTTTAGTATCTCGTCACTTGTCTTGTATACACCAGCGTTTTTAGTCTCCCATTCTTCTTCAGGATCTAAATCAAACCCAGGTCTTTCTATAACATGTTCGATTAACTTATACTTATCGTTTCCATTCTTGTACTTACCGACCAATTCTTTTATCTTGTATTTGATCTCTCCTCCAAAGAGGAAGGCACTTAATTGCTTAGGCGAACCTAAGTCTATATAAGCCATATGCTCAGGGAGAATATATTGATCTATACCATACTCTACACCAGATAATTCACGTTGCAGAACAGCTTTGTTGTATTCTAATACATCCATGTCTACGGCCATACCATTCCATTCCATCTCCTGATAGCCCAATAGAGCCTCGTTCATTGAACGGATAAGGGGCAGCATACCTTTCTTCTTCGCTTCCTCTAGCTGTCCTAAGAAGACCTTGTGTGTGTTGTCTACGTCATACTTTAGGTACTCAGTGAGCATCTCCTCAGGTATATCAGGTGTATCTATTCCTGCTTGCCAGAAGGCTTTGATTCTATCGTCCTTAATAGTACCTCCATACTTCTCTGAACAATAATCCAGAGAGGGATAGAGTTTGTTCTGACCAGAAAGAATGTACTCAGCTAACTGGGTATCCCATACCTTTTGGGTAGCTAAGAAATCCTCAAAGGTAATCTCATCTATGGTTTTGCATACTCTACGCAACCAATGCAAATCAAATTTAATATTGTGACCTATGATTAGCGTAGTCTCAGACTCACCATCAGCAGACTTCATGACTATATCACTTGTGTCTTCAGTATAATATTTAGTTTGTATTTCTTGTGTCTGATGAGGATTACTGGATACAGGTTTAATACCTATTTGTACCATGTAATTATCTTGACAGAACGCCGATGCTTTATTCCTTCCTACTTTATTCCTTATCGTTGTCTCCGTGTCCAGCACTAGGTACTGCTTGTACTTTTTCATCTATGTGTGCCTCCATGAGTTTTCTATAATCACAATCTAATGCGTGGTAACTCCATTCAGGAGTCTTAGTTAAGCAAGTACATGAACCAAATAAGGTAGGTGCTTCTTTAGCTTTACTCATTAAGGCTCTCCTTAATAATATCTATTCCAGGTGATTGATAAATACTAGTATCATCTTGCTTGTTAAACTCATATAAATTATCTATTAAGCCTACTTCCATAATACCCCTTAATTCCTGATGTCCTAAAGCAATGCCTAACATAAGCATTAAAGATGAATACTCTTCATTTGAGAGGACTAGTATTGTTTTATCAGCCATTGGCTTTAGTATACTCATCGAGAGCATCTCTTGTCTGGTTAAGCGTGTCCATTCTCTCTGCTTCAGTGAAGTCATTAGGCATCATGAACATAACATACATGTCAGCTAACGCATCTCTCATCTTCCACATAAGCTCAGCCTCTTTCATTGCCTCATCTACTGGCTCAGTAATCTCTCTTGAGTCAGCTAAAGGGTCACACATTTGTCCTTCTCTACCAGTCATCTTTATTCTCCTCTTTCTCTAAAGCCTTTTTAAAGGCACCTCTTCTACTAACTAAACACATTATCCATGTGTGATCTTTCACTCTGTTATTAATTAACTCATCAGAATGTACATAATTCTTACCAATATGATCTTGATTAGGACTAGCTAATTCTAATACTATAAAACCCTTTTCATTCCTCAATAATATAATACAACTATTTAAGGGAGTAGGACTATTGTCACTCATCATAATAATATCACCAAGATGAACGTCAAAGGTTCCATTTAATCGTTCTAAATTCATTACATTTGTCCTTTATATCTAGACACAGCTGGCATAATATCTACTTCCCAATAACCATGACGCTCACTTTCTAAAGAACGTACTCCACCAGGAAGTTTGTTCTTAGGTATGTGAATGTATCGTTTATTCTCATCCTCATCTTCGTGAGTCTTACCGATTGTGATAATCAAATCAGCTTCACCTTGCTTACCTACCTTAGAACCAGCTAACTGTTCCATTCGTATGTACTTCTGGTCAGCAGCAGAACCATTCACCTGAGTAGCAGTAATTACTGGGCCATACTTCTTAGCCCACTCTCTGCCTTGTTGATAAAGTTTTTGAATACGTATGTCATCACGTTGTGAGTCTTCGAATCCTTTTACTTTATCTAAGATGTCAATAATAATTAGCTTAGGTTTAATTCTATCTAAGAAAGCATTGAGTTCCTTGATAGTAACATCAGGATCATTCATGACTCTGATACGATATTCTTTACCTAAAATTTTATCCATATTCTTACTGGCTTTAGCTCTGTCCATCATGATAGTGCCTTGTGTAATACCACAAGCAGCCATAGCTAGACGTTCTCTTACACGCTTACCATACTGTTCATTGTTTATCCATACTACATAATCATCTGGACCTAGTTGTGCTGCCATATATGTAGCCTCGCTTGCTAGGAAGGAGGTCTTTCCTGTCTCTACGTATGCTGCTAGCTCTACGAAGTCTCCTCTTCTTAAGGGGCCACATGATACGTTTAATTCTTCTAAACGCCATTCTAATCCATCTCCTGCTGTTGTATCATCTGCACATTCTTCGAGGTCATTAGTTACCTCCCTCTCATCAATAGCATCTGCATCTAAGACTAGGGATGTACTGGTATCCTTTTCATAATCAGACAGGAGGGATGCTATGTCTTCCATAGCTACGTCCTTACCCTCTGCCCCTTGCATAGAGATGTCCATGATACGAGTGAAGTAATCGAGATTAATATAGGTAGCTACCAACTCATTCTCTAAGTCCATATAGGTAGCTACCAACTCATTCTCTAAGTCCGATGTACCTTCTTCTTCTGAGGTGTCCACTGTTACCTGCCACTTATCAAATATAAGTTGGTATGCTTCCATACGTTCAGGCTTCATTGATACATGTCTAACATGTTTGAACCAAGTGCTGAACTCTTCGGGTGTAATCTCCTTATTTATATCTTTAAAATAAACTTGGAAATCAGAGAGGAGTTGCTTAATGTACTTGGATAGGGTATGATCTTTAATAAAAGGTTTGTACTTCTCAAAGTCTTCTGCATTACTTAATACTTTAAGTAATAGTGTATCATTCATTTACTTTCTCCTTCGTTGTTCTACGTTTCTTTCCTGTTCTATTGCTAAAGTATCACAGCCACACAAGGGACAGATAGGTGTGTTACCTACCCAATCTTGTATCATATCTTTATACACTGTACTATAGCATTGCCTACATTTAAGCTCAGTATATTTACTTATACGTGTTCTGTTGTTCTTAGTTAAACGTAAATTATATAAAGATAAATCACTTCTAACATTACTAATATGTAAGTGTGAATATTTTCTATAAGTATAATTATTAGTTGCAATCATAGTAGACATACCCATATTACGAGATAGCTTACGGTCTTTTATATCTTCCGTACAGCTGAGGCTCATTGCCATAACTTTTCTTTTACGTCCCATAGTCTGACAATACCTCTCTTAATTTGTCTCGTCCGTATTCTTTAGGATCTACTCCATTAGAGTGGTGTATCTTAACATCATTCATCAAGCATTTCAATTCTTTGTACAGTCTGAGTTGCATCTTCCTTACTGTAGGATTGTCATCATCTAAAAAGATAACGGCTTGGTCGAAACCATTAGCAATCTCTAACACTTGTTTGTCGTTAAACGATACTCCCATAGAACAAAGACTAGGTATGTATTCACCTACCCTTATAGCACTGAGTACGTCCTCTACTATTACTACTGTCTTGCCGTGCCTCGCTCCTGAATAAAAGAGATGAGTCTTTATCTCACCACTAACATTCAAGTATTTCATTGGGTCAGGATTAATAGCCCTGCCTTGCCAAAATACGAGCTTATTATCACTATCGTAGACAGGAATAATAACGCGGCCATAACCTGGAGACCATCTAAATCCATACTTATCTATCTCCTCGTCGGTTAGTCTTGCTTTAAATAACCAGACCTTTGCTTTGGCTGGCCAATTTTCAAATTCCTTGGTAGCGTCACTAGGCAACTGCAACTCCCCTGCTTTATTAGTCTTGTTGCTTTTACAGAGGAGACTAGAGAGTGGGCGTTGGAACTTTCTATCCTTGTAGAATCCATTACGCTGGCAGTTATGACAATGCGCAGCTACGCTACCGTCTTCGTTACGTCTAATCCATAGTCTAGCCTTGTGATCCACACCATTGTCACAATCTTGATGTGCAACTACAACTGAAGATTCTAAATCATCAGGTGCAAATGGTACGTAATCGTTATAGGGCAGTCGGTTAGACATAACTCATATTCCTTTTATTTTTTACTTTTATGTTCAAATAATGCAGTTAATAATTTAAATAACATATCTTCTCCTGTTACAAAAGTATAGTTGCTCTTCAGAAAATTATCTAGCTCACTCCCATGTAAGGCACCATCTCTAAGTCCACAACCATCAATGATAATGTTTTTGAGTACACCATCCTCTAAATAAACAATTAGAAACTCATCGTACTCGGCTTTATATATACCTAATTCCATTAGTGTTTACCGAATAAAGCCCACATAATATATGGCACTGCTATGAACCACACAATACTTAAAGCCACTAAAATTACATACTCTTTAAATAATTGCCACATACCACCAGAGTAATAACCTTTACTGATAATAGAATCTTGCAGCAGAAAGAAAGCTCCGAAGCCACCAGCTCCCCATAGAATAAAAAGTAAAAGTTCCATTAGCTACTCTCCTTCGCTGTCTCTGTATTAATAACACTAAAATTAGCTAACGCATTTTCTATAGCTTCTTCGCCTTCATGTTGCTTAGCAAATACAGCCCTAAGTATAGCGTCTGCATCTAATTCTGCTATAGCGTTAGCATTAACGTACTTAGCAGCCTTAGCATTTATAAGTGACCCGCTTGTAACTGAGATAGGTGAGTTTTCTTTCTCAGATTTTAAAGTACACAACCTTAAATTATCACCTGACAATACAGGCATGACAATTTCACCGTTGTTCATTAAATAACATTTACCCATCCACATCGTGTTCATCTCCTATACTCATTAACGTATCAATAGCAGCTTGATCCTCTTCCGTTATACCGAATACTAATCTTCTGCATTTCAAACACAACTCCTCATGTTGATGCAACTCTGGCCTCCAGATAATTTCGTTATCCTTTAATGGGGCATCACAACTCTTGCATCTACTCATTACTTCTCCTTTATCTATTTAACTTCCCGTTAGATCTATACCATATGTACGTATATCAGTCACGAACATATTAAATGCATCTCTACTCATACTTACCCTTATGTTGGCAGTAGTAGCAACTGTCTTAATTAAATCAAGTATTGCCTTAGATTCTTTTAGTCCATCTCCTGTAGCAGCCCTATAACATTTAATAGCAGCTATAACGTTAGCATTTAATATAATTGTATTATCTACAGTAAGACTAATCATAGTCATAGCGTCACTG